ACATCCATAAGGTGTGGCGTAATAGCATATTTTCTTAAAAACTTCATAGTTTTTTCATCTGTTTCTTGTGTCATAGAATCCATAATTTCTTGTTGTCCTATTTTAGCTCCAGATATTTGTGCTTCTTTAAGTTGTTTTATTTGAGAATCCATTTCTGTTTGACCTTGATTAGCATATTTAGTTATACCGCCTTTAGCTTTTCCCATTGGACCATCTGCTGTAAAATAATCGCCAATATCTGTTGTAGTATTTAATGAATCTAAGTAATCTTGAATTTCTTTATTTAGAAAAAATTGATTTGTTATTCCTGATGCTCCCATATAGTCTGCAGGATTAAACCTACCCATAGCTCCTGCTAAATTTAAGTCCATATCACTAAAATAACCTTGATCACTATTATCTGCTTCTTCATAAAAACTTCCATTTTCACCACCATCCCCAATGCCAATGCCAGTATAGTCACTATCATCTATTGGAAGCGTTTTTATTGGTGGTACTGGATAAGGATCATATGCAGACTCTATTAATCCTAATGGTGCAGAGCCTGTAAATGCTGCATATGGGTCTATAGTTGTATGTGGTGCAAATTCAACGCCTTGTGCTGTGCCTGGAATATAATTACCATCTGCATCAAATGAGCCTTCGTAGTCGTAACCACCTTTAGTTCCTGTATAAGTATCTGGTCCTAATGTTGGTGATACTCCACCGCTAAGAGAAGTGGTTGGAGCATTAATAGTATCAGGTCTAAAGTACATAGTTTCAGGTGCAAATCCTGCCATAAAGTTAGGATTAACTGCGTATTGTGTTTTAGCTGGTGCATATACTTGTTTTTTTGATTCATAACCATAATCAGTATCACCACCACCTTGAAATTGTGTCATACCACCTGATGCTGAATAAAGCATAACTTCAGGGTGATTTGCATACATTCTTCTTCTGCGTTCTTCCTCTTCCATGTCTAACTTACGCATTTCTTGTTCAAATAGTTCTTGAGAGTGTATAACTCCTCTTCCACCTAATGATGCACCAGCTACCATACCACTAGGAGACATAAGTCCTGTTGCTAATGATTTAGCACCTTGATCAAAACCACCTGCAAAAGTATCTTTAAGTGCTGTTAAAGGACCAGTTGCAACTCTTGGATTTGCTGCTGCTTGTATTGCTGCATCTGTTGCTGCTTGTGCTGGTGCTGTACCTGAAGCTACGGCTGCTTGTGTAGCTGTATCTGTTGCTGCAGCTTGTGCTGCTGTATTTGCTGCACTTGTTCCAAATCCTGCTGTTAAACCAGATAGTAATGCTTTAGAACCAGACCCACCTGATTGTGCATATGTAGCTGCTCCTGCTCCAATACCTGCTGCAAGGGCAGGAGATAAACTTGTTAAGAAAGTAGTTCCTAACCAAGAACCTAACATAGGTGCTAGAAAAGGTAAGAAGGCTTCAGGTTGTCCTGTTTGTGGGTTTACTGTAATAGGCATTGCTTGTGCCAAGCCTTTAACTTCTGCTGGATTTACATGAAGAAGCATAGAGTCGCCATAACGACCTTGATTAGCTACATTTTGTGTTTGTTGCTTTATATCCATTCTTTATCTTTCCTCTTTGGTTTCACAGCCAAACATATTAAAACTCATGTCAACTGCACTTGTATAAACTTTTATAACATCTGTTTGATTTAATGTTATACCTAAAACGATTGCTAGGGAATCATTAGCTCCTACTGATTTATCATAATATAAGTATTGTTTATCATCAGCACCTGCTCCAGCCACATGAACACTTAACCTAAAAGTTATAGCTGAACCTGTACGATTTGCTGCCACAATAGAACTAACAGTTGTTTGTGTCATATCTGGCACTGTATAAAGTACAGTTATTGTAGTAGCTGCTGGGTCTAACTGTCCTAATACTTTAAGATTATCAGCCATGTTTCATTCCCATAAGTAAAAATTGATGTCGTTTAGAAGCCTTGCTTATAGTAGTAGACTTCATTCTATTAATTAGAGTGATTTTAGTATTGATTTCTTCAATAGCTTGTTCTATCAATCTGCGTGTAACTGCTTCATTATTTGGATCAAACTCTTGACTAGGTAAAGGTAATGCTATCGTTTTGATATCAGCCATTATCTTTTACCATCTGGTCTAATTTCTAATCTAATATCACCTGCTCTCCAACCATAGTCACTTGATGAATTTGATATTCTTACTGCAGCTTGTCTACTTCTAGCTCTTGTATTAGAAAATGTAGAATTAGGCGTTACATCAATAGTTTGCAATGTAGATAAATCTTGCAATGGATAGTCTCTACCTTTAATAGTAAAAGTTACACTATCACTTGTACTCTGTTGATCTCTAAACTGCACATCAGGTATTAGTTTAGATATAAAAATAAACTTTTCTCCATCTGGTTCTAAGTCAAAATCACTTGATTCTATGTATGCTGTAAAATCACTACCATCATCTCCATGACCTTTTTCATGATTATAAGTATAGTTAAGATTGCTTGCATCATTTTTACTTGCAGCTATAGGATATTCTAATATTGATGCTTGATCCCATGCTGTTCTTACAAAATTATCTTCTGTTGTTCCTATACTCCAAACATCTTCTAAATAGTTATATAAAACATACTTATCTATTTCTGTATTAGTGCCTGATGGATAAAACCACATTACTTCATTGGCAATATTATTAACTGCAGCAAAGACTTTAAATGATTGATCTTGGTTTAAATCAGATAAAACATAGTCTAATACTGTGCATGATATTTTTTCAGCAGAACCTGAATAAATATAAAAGCCACCATTATCCATAAAATAAACTCTATTATTTGCACTTACTGCAGCATTAGGTGCTATAAGGGATGGACCTTCTGCTACTTCTGTAAATGAAAAAACAAATGGTTCGCCAACAAATCGCATAGAAACTATGCCTACATCAGTCCATATAAGTACCTCTTGTCTTGTTCTTAATGCTCCAATAATTTCAGAGCCTGATGAAAGTTGTACGCCACCAGCTTGATTTGTTGCTGTAGGAGTCCAATCTACTGCACTTTCTCTATCAGAAAATCTTACTAATAATGGGTCTATAGTGCTTGAACCTATTGGATTACAACCAAATGCAATACAGTGTTTATCTACATCAGAAGTCATAACTTGTATAACTGCAGTGGGTACATCACTTGCACCTGATTCTGCTGATAATAAAGTAGCTCTAGTGCTTAAACCATCTGATTCATCCCAAAAATATATCGGTCCACCTCTTGGTGCAGCAATAGTATCATCACCAAAATTATCTATAGTCCATAATCTAAGTTGGTTTGTTAAAGATAAATCTTCTTTTGAACCAAATGTTCCAGTACCCCATGTATTTACACCCCAACCAGTAGAACGAACATAAACATCTAACCCTGAATTAATTTGATAAACAGCATCTGTTGCACTGCCTCCATTACCTGAATCACTAGAATTAGCTGTAGCTGAAGCGGTGAAAGTATAAGTATTAGCTGTGGGAGCAGAAGTTATTTGATGTTCTGTATTTAAAACAGCAGCCGTAATTAAACCACCTAAAGAAACAGCATTACTTATTGTTACAAAATCTCCTGTAACTGCTCCATGAGCAGTATCTGTAGCTGTTATAACAGCACTACCATCAGTTGCTGCAAAAGTAGTAACATTTAAGTCTGTTGATCGTATAGGATTTATATCGTAATAAACACCTCCATTAAGAACATAAAGTTTTTGATGAGTGCCTAATATTATAAATTGGTCGCCATCAATAGATTTATATGGATATAATTTTCTACAAGTTCCTATAAAAGTATCGTCAGAAAATTTATCCCATCCGCCAATTCTTTCAGGTTTACCTTTACGAAACCTTACTTTATCAGCATCAAACCAACCATATTCATTACTGTAGTTAGTACCTTCCTTATTAATTCCAGGTTTAAAAATATATTTAGCTAAAGGCATTACACTTCACTCCAATCTTTTTCTTCAAACATTAAGGCTTCTGCATTTCTTCTTCTAATTAATCCTTTTTTAACCTTGCCACTAGCTTTATTCCAACGCTTCATTTGAGCAGGTACTTCGTCATATTTGCCTTGATTTAATACTCCTAACATAGTGCTAGATTTTAAATTATTAGGACCTAAGTTATATGTCCAAGATACTAAAGCATCAAACATACATTGTTTTAAAGGTACTTCAACTGATTCATCTACAGCATTACAATATTCTTGCAACTCATGAACTAACATAGATTCTGCATCTTCTTTAGTTATAGAGTCTCCATCTTTAACATCTTTAGTATGACCATAGCCAATAGTCCAAACTCCTGCTGCACACTTATATGCTTCAAGTTCACACCCTTCAAACTTTTTAATTAGTGATATACCTTCTTGTGATATGTTCATTTATTCTCCTGTGGTGTAGTAACTTTTTTATAGTACACTACTACTTCTTGTAACTCACTGATATAGCGTTTTAATTCTTGTGTGTTGTATGCCATTAACTCATAATCAGTAACTGACATAGCAAGAAATACCACATGACCGCTTTCTTTTTCTATGCGTTTTAAAAATTCATCTAAGTTTTTTTCAGAAACAACATACCAATATGGCTCATTAAGAGATATATGACGAGGCATTACTGGTTGTACTATAGATCGTTCTATAGGTTTTGAAAGTATTTCTACTTGTTGTCTACTCGGAAATAGGCTGCAACTGTAAACCATCATCAAGACTATCAATAGTCCTACTGACTTCTTCAATACTATCAAATACTTTTTTTGTTCCATTGTTTACCCTTGTTTCTATTAAATTAGGTTTAGCAATAGCTAATTTAGTTAAGTTATGTCTTTTAAATATATCTAGATAACGACTCATTTCTAATTCTATTTCGTTATTTCTTTCTTGTATTTTTAATAAACCTTCTGATTGTGTTTTAAAATCACTTTGCAAAGTTTTAATGGTTTCTTTTTGTTGAGAATCTCTAAGTTCAAATGCTTGATTTAATTCTGCAAGCCTAGAATTTTCATTCCAAAGAAAAAAAGTAAACAAACTTAATGCAACAAGTATACCTAATAAAATTTTACTCATCTTTATCAAAATCTTTCATACATTCTATCCAAGGTTCTGTATCTATTAATGATTTACATACTTCATATTGTGCTTTCCATTTTTCATCATCATATTTATCATTGTATTTTGGTTTAGGGTTTGGTACTGAACAAGCCTCTAATATTAAAAGAGAAAAAGAAAGACCAAAAAAAACTATAGACAAAGCAAAATACTTCATTGTTTAATTTGCTAATGGGTTTTTATCTTCTAGTTTACTAATTTGTTTATCAAGGCTTTGTAAATCAGCAATTATAGTAGCTATGTCAGTTTTAATTTCAGTTACATCAGGAACAGATATACCATCTATTTCTTTTTCTAAAAACTGAACAGATGTTTCTATAGATGCAAAGCGTTCTTCAATAACTTTCATTTCGTTTTCTGTTTCACCTAAACCACCAATTTTAGCCTCAAGGTTAGTTATGCGATTAACATAAGTAGCACCTGTATATCCAAAACCTGCAAGAGTTGTAACTATTGTTGCAAGAGCAATTAGTTGTGTTGTTTTGTTTTGAAACCAATCCATAACTATCTCCAAATATTAGGTTGGTCATTTATCATTTGACTTAAACCTTTTAAATTTTCATTTACCAGTCCATAAAATGCACCAGTATTATCGTTTAGTGTAGCAGATGAGTAGATTGCTTGACTAGAATACCAGTCTGTAGCATCAAGCATGGTAACTTCTCTATAATTATTAAATGCAGGCACATAGCCCATAAGTGCCATAAGTTTTGATTCATCTCCATATTCACCAGTAGCTTCCTGTTCTTGTTCAATCACCTCTTGTTGAGCTTCAATATTTGCTGCAATAATTTTATCTGCAATTTGATCTGCTTCAGATACAGTCATAACTCCTGAAGATGCTGTGTCAATTTGACCCTGAACATTTTGCACCTGTACATCAGCAACAACCATAGACGCTGAATTATCAAATGTAGGCAAAGGTACTATAGATACATTCATGCTTGTAGAACTACTTGTTGTATCAGACATAGATAAAACTTGGTTTGTTTGTTGTGTTGCACTTGCAAACTGATCTGATGCACTTGGGGAGCTAGTTGTGCTAATTCCACCCCCTGATTGTGAACTACTGCTTGTTGTACTACTTGCTGTATTGGAGGTATTGGTTGTTGTATTAGAACTAGAAGTGCCTGTATGAGTGTTAGAGTAGCTGTTAGTAGCTGTTTTTATTCCATCTTTAACTACATTTAAAGCCACAGACATTAATCTATTTTTTCCTTTGCGATTTTCCTTTTCTACAATTTCAAATTCTTCTTCTACTTCTTCTAGTATTTCTTCTGCTTGTTCTTCTTCTCTTTCAGCAATAAGTTCTTCTTCAAAAGTGTCTTGCCTTGCTTCTATCTCCTCAAATATTTCTTCCACAACTTCTTCTTCAAATATTTCCTCTATAAATTCTTCTTCAGGCTCATCTAGGTTTGCCATTTCTTCTTCTAATCGTTCTTGCGTTTCTTCCTCAAACCATTCATCTAGTTCTTCTATGCTATTAAATTCTATAAAGGTTTCAGGTTCACTGTAATCTTCAACTAAAAGCGTTTCTTGGAATATAAATTCTTCTAATAATATTTCGTCTTGATAATGTTGTTCTTGCTCAATATCCCATACATCCATCATTACATCTATATCATCATAAGATGCTATAGGCGTTGAATCCCACTCAACCATACCAGTATCATTAAAAGTTATCTCTGTGCCAAACCAATCATCAACTTGCTCTTGACCAAACTGTTCTACATCTAGGGCATACCAATCTGCATCAGTAAAATCTACACAGTTATTTTCATAACAGGGGTCATTGGGGTCTAACCATTCATCATATTCTTCGTCATACCACATATCATCTTCAGTAAATCCATAATCATAATCAAATTGATCTTCGTTAAAATAGGCTACTGATGCTTCTGTTGTATAACCTGCACAAAAAGGTGCATATTGAGAATCATCATCACATTGTTGATCGTCATAGGCACTCCAATAATTAGGACATTCCTGACTGTAAAGTTGCGATACATTACATTGTTGCGTTAAATAAGCTGCTGCGTAACCATCACAATCCTCATCATATAAAGAATTTAATGCACATTGTTGAACTAGATAAGCTGCTGCATAACCAGCACAATTCACTGAAGTTAAAGGTACAGTTGCACAAAGCGATTGATCAGTACCATCACCATACAAAGAACCACCATCTTCCAATAAAGTATTTACTGCATTGCTACTGGAGTTCCAATCATAACTTACACAAGTTCCTGAAATATTAGTAGTACCTGTATTACACTCGTCAAAGAAATGGTAGGTGTAAATCTGTGAGGTACTTCCCTGTTCTCCTATTAAAACATCATGGCTAATAATATCTAATTCGCCATAGCGATACTCATAAGTATTATTAGGGTATAACCAAACTTCTATGCTGTTGTCGGAATTAGCTCGGTTGTATTCTCTCATGTTATACCAACCAAAAATGGTATAGTCGTCAAAGGCTTTAGCTTTCATAGCTGAACCCCCATCTTTTATTAGATCGGTCCAGAATGGAAATAAAGTGTTGGTGTATTGCGGTAAAGGATCAGGGGTGTAATCCCCACAATAACTGCCTGTTAGATTAAAGTGCAAACAGCCATTGGTAGCCATCCTTGCTTTAGTAAAATCATTACCATAAAAAGTAAAAGTAAAACCTAAATCAAAAGCTGCTGATACTGAATCATCATTTGAACCTAGTCCTGTTGAAC